AGAGATACCACCTGAAACATCTGTAAAAGATAAATTACCTGAACCATCTGTTTTTAAAACTTGATCTGCTGTTCCGTCTGATGTTGGAAAAGATAAACCATCTATTATAACTTTACCTGTTCCATCAGGTGTGAATGTAATATTTCCATTTGAAACTGAAACTATTGAATTTCCATTAACATCTAAATTTCCACCAAGTTGTGGTGTGGAATCATTTACTAAATCTGCTACAACAGATGAGTCTAACCAATTAACTGTGTTTGCAGAATAATCTATTGTTGCTAAAGATATATCATCAGTTCCATCAAAAAATTTTAAAGTAGGATTTGTTGCGTTTGTAGTATCAAGCCAAACTGTTCCAGCAACTGCTGAACTTGGTCTTGATGTTCCTGAATTAGATGTATTGATAGCCTCTAAAGTAGAGTTTAAATCACTACGAAAAGAGGGAAAAGATTGGTTTTGAATTAAATAATCGCCTTGTGCCATGATGTTCTTATACTCCTTTTAAAAGCCTTTTGCAATATAATCAAAGGTACGACTTATCGCTGTACCACCTGAATTTTTGAATGTTAGGTCGAAGCCATTTATTGTTTTATTTTCAACCAAGAAGAAATCTCCTGTGGCTAAATCTTCGCCTGTAATTCCAACAGCATAATTAACAGATTTGAATGGATTTGTAAATGTTACAGTATATGTTCCAGCACCAGAAGTTATATCATTTCCACTAAATATTCTATCAGGCATATCTATTGTTACAGATACTTGGCTAACAACAGGTGTAGATGCTAAATCTCTTGATGTTAAAAATACTCTAAATTTAAAATATCTCGCAGTATAGTTTCCTATTACAAAATTTTGGAAAGCTGTATAAGTTACATTATCATCTGAAGTTGCTATTTCTAAATGAGCATCACAGTTTGCTGGTGTATCTCCATCAAAGTTTGAACTAGCAGAATCAAATAATCCACTTCTATTATCAAATAAGTCATCAGGGTTATCTGATGTTTGAGTTAATGATGCTGTAATTCTAGCAGTATGTTTTGCACCAATATCAATAACATTTGCAAATTCATAATTACCTGTTGCAAAGAAGTCAGCATTACTTACACCAGAATCAAAAAATCTAGTTGTTTCATCATCAAATAATCCACTAGCTGAATCAAACAATTCTGAAGAATCTAATCTAATTGAATCATCTGCTATAACTGTATTTGTTAATGTACCTAAAAAATCAGGGTGTTCAGATTGTGTTGCTATTGAGTTATGATTAACAGTATCAGTTACATTTGAAATAATCGCAGTTGCGTTAGAACTAAAGTTGCCTAATTTATCTACAGCCTTGATAAGATAAGTTCCAGCCCTAGCTGGTACAGAAATTGAAGTTGCTGGTCTTGATACTTTAGAAACTAAATTAACTGAATTTTGCCAATCTGCTGTTCCATCTGTTTCTTCACTAAATCTTAATTGATAGTATGCTAAATCTAAGTCAGGTATTTGATTCCAACTTAAATGAGCCTCTTGTCCTACAATATTACATGAAAAATCTTCTACATCACTTGGTGGTGCAATAGCACCTATTATAGTTCTTTGTGCTGTTACATAACTTGATGAAACACCTAAAGTATTTACAGCCTTAACTCTTACATCATAAGTTTCTTGGTCAATTACATTTAAAACTCTATGAGTTAATCCACTACCTTGTGCATATATAATATAATCTGAATCTGTACTCCTTTTGTACTCTACTTGGTAATAATCAACAAAGCTATCAGTAGATGCACCTATAGTTACATCTAATGCAACGATTACAGTTCCATCATTGTATTCAATAAGTTGGTCATCTAAAGTAACACTTGCTGGTGGTTGAACAGTAAATGGATTAGGAAGTGTTGTAGTTGGAATTGTAGTTGCTTGTGTTTTTGTTGCCCAAGTATAATGACTATCTTGATGTTCAACTAAACTTAATCCAACAGTATAATCATTGTTAAAAGTAATTCCTAAAACTCTAAATGGTTTAGCAGAAAATCCTAATGATGAATGTGTAATATTAACTATATCTCCAATGTTTAATTCATAACCTTTAAAAGCTACATTTAAAGATAATCCTAAAGCCTCTCTTGATCTTCTTAAAATAACTTCTGCCATTTCTTCAGCTTGATATTGACTTGTTATTGTTGGAAATTGAAATCTACCCTCTAATAAAAAACCACCATCAGCAGTTTTCATTGTTGCGTGTTGATCTGCACTTGGTAATCCTGAATCATCTATTGGTGGAAACTGAACTTCATCAACTTGGTAATTTCTATCAGGGTTTATAAATGAACAAATAACTCTATTATATCTTTCATTCTTTTGTGGGATTGCTAAAGTATAACCACCTATAATATCATCTTCAGTTAATGATACTGTTGCTGTTCCTGTTGTTTCAATAATTAAACTGTATTTACCTTGTGAGAATGGAATATAACCTCTACAGCCTTTAATCATTTCTCTTAAATTATCTATAATAGTTCTTGATGTATCTACTGCTGTATTACAATCAAATATATTAATATTACTTCCACCTGAATATGGTTCTACTTGGGTCTCGCAAACTAATGAAGCATCATAAAAACTTTGTAAATCTATTTCTGAAGTTGCTAATCCTTTTCCATATCTTGTATCTGTTAAATAATCTAAAATACACCATGCTGGATTAGTTTGATAACTTGCTGATTGTTCTACTAAACTTGCATTATAAGTTTTAACTTTTTTACCTTTTATTCTAGCTTGTATTTTAGGAAGTCCACCAAAAGCATCTTGATTAAACTTAAATCTAATTGCAAGATAACATAAGCCACTTAATTTATGATTACTTCCCCAACTAGATAATGTTGATAATAATGTTGATGCTGATTGACCATCAGTTCCAAAATGAGGCTCTACTCTAATTAAACTTTCTCCGTCTTTGTAATAATTAGCATCTGAACTATCTACTTCAACTGCATTACCATCTGTAAAACTACTAGCAAATGTAACAGGTTTGTCATCAATTAATATTTCTTCAATAGAGTTAATCTCTCCCTCTGATAATACTAAAGCGATATATAGATATTGATTATCTGTTCCTGAAGATTCTACAAATACTCTAGTTCCACCAAGTAATCTTTCTCCATAAACAACAGGTATATTTGCATCATTAGATTGTTTATTTAATAAAATACCTTTTTCAAAATCATCAAATGAATTAGTTGCAAAATCAGGTATATCAGGAACTTTAGGTCTTAATGCCCAAGATAAAAATAATGTTGCACCTAAACTAATTAAAGGATTACCACCAAATAACTTAATAGCTTTTGGTGCTACTTTTGCTACTGTTGAAACTACACTTGATACTGCACCACCCATTATTTATGAAACTCCCTTTTGTATTTACTGGATATTCTGTAAATATTATTGTTATCATCTAATCTTAACCAATTAATACATTGATTAGTTTTTAGAAAGTTTTTGAAATGATTATAAACCCATGACATAACTATTCTTGCATTTCTTAAAATAAGAATATCATGTAACCAAAGTCTATCTCCACTTTGCCATTGGTCTTTATTTATTTTTGCATTTGATTTATAATTCTGTTCATTTTCTTCATTTAAAAAAGCCCAATTAACAAAACCAAATATACCTTTATCATCTCTAAATATTTTATATTGATTAGCTTGTATTGATGGCTCTATATGATGTGATAATTCAATAACATTGTGATTCTTATATTTATTAAATTGTTTATAAAAATTAACTACACTTTGCATTATGCTTTACCCCATTTAATATCTCTAATAGTTTCAGATGAAAAATCCATTCCAACATCTGTGCTAAAGAATCTTTGTTGTGATGTATTGTTTGTTTTACGACCATTCCTTTTATCAAAGTCAGCCCATTGAGATACGATAGATAATACTACTGCACTTGAAGTATCAGATTCTTGAACAGAAAAGTTTTCTATATTACCTTTATATAAAATAATAGGGTCAGCAATAAGTGCATTAGAACTATCTAATAATCCTCTAAAAATAGTAACTTCATCATTAGTTACATTCTCATTTAATACTGTTGCTATAAATGTTTGGTCAGCACCAGATAAAGTTAATTTAACACTTGTTTTAGAAATATCAGTTTGTTCAGAAAACTCTGATAAACCCATAATGAAATCTGATGAATTATAAGTAACTGATGAGCCAGATACAGAAGATGTTAGTGGAAAAGAGCAATCAGTAATATTAACAGGAGTGCTGAACCCAATAGTGATAAGATGTACTGG